GATTTGCGTAACTTGAACAATGGTTCTTCAAAGACCACCCGTGCAGGTAAGCAATTGAATGATAGTTTGTTCGGTGGTACAGGTAAGAAACTTGGTTCAACCGATGATGCTGTACGTGGTCTATACGGACAAGGTGCTTATGCATATTCAGTTCGTCCAGTAAGTAGTTCAGCTATCACTCTTACATTAAAACCAGCTGCCAGTGCACTCGGTAATACAATTCAAACAGCTTCTTGGAATGACGTACAATTCGCTGCTGAATTGAGTTCTTCTGTAGTAGCAAAGAAATTGTTCAAGGTTATCATTAACCATGATGACAATACTAGCGGTCTAGCTGCAAACGGATATGTATACAATGCTGATTTGAACGCTGTACGTTCTTTCAACTTGATCTCCGCTTCTGTAACTCCAACCGCTCTACCAAGCAGTGGTTTGGTACTAAATACCTATAGCAAAGCAATTAACACTGGTAGTTTGGGTGATCCATTCTATCAATCTGTTTACATCGTATCTGCATCTAACAGTTTATTTGCCGGTGCTGCAAACAAAGTAAAATTGATCTATAGTCTACAACCTACCGATAACCTACGTGGTGACTTCGAAGCTGGTAAGACCCCAGGTGAAGGTTCTGGTACCTCTGGTAACGTTGCTACACAAAGCATCGATACCGATATCAGTATCCCAGAAGTTAACTTGGTACTAAACAGCGAACCAATCGTTGCTAAGACCCGTAAGTTGAAGGCAGTCTGGACCCCAGAATTGGCTCAAGACTTGAATGCATATCACTCCATTGATGCAGAAGCAGAATTGACTGCTCTATTGAGTGAATATGTATCTATGGAAATCGATCTCGAAATCCTAGACATGTTGAACGAAGCCGTCGAAGGTGTAACAACCGAAGCTTGGAGTGCCCAAATTGGTGTTGAATTCAGCAAAGCCTTGAATGCAACAACCGGTGAAGCAGTCTTCACACGTAATGCAAATGCTTCCCCAAATCGTACTGCTTACGTAAAGAGCACCTGGTTCCAAACTCTAGGTAACAAGATCCAAAAGGTCTCTAACACAATCCAAAAATTGACCCTACGTGGTGGTGCAAACTTCTTGGTCGTAAGTCCAGATGTTGCAACCATCCTAGAATCAATTCCAGGATACGTAGTAAACACTGATGGTGATCAAGCTAAGTTCGCAATGGGCGTAAGCCGTGTTGGTAGCTTTGCTTCTCGCTTCCAAGTTTACAAGAACCCATACATGACTGATAACGTAGTATTGGTTGGTTTCCGTGGAAACAACTTCCTAGAAACCGGTGCTGTATATGCTCCATATATCCCACTAATCCAAACTCCATTGGTCTATGATCCAACTAACTTCACACCACGCCGTGGTGTGATGACTCGCTACGCTAAGAAGGTAGTGCGCCCCGAATTCTATGGAAAAGTTATTATCGGTGATCTCGATACCGTATAATACTTAGTAGAAATAAAATAACTCAAAAACCCCAACAAAAGTTGGGGTTTTTTCTTGCATTAATAAAAAATAATTGACATTACCATAGAACTTGTATATACTTATATTATATGAAAAGTGGCGTATACAAAATAACAAATGTTAAGAATGGTAAGTTTTATATTGGTTCTGCTAAAGATATTGATCGTCGTTGGTGGGAACATAAAAATGATTTAAAAAAGAATAAACACATTAATCCTAAATTACAACACGCTTGGGATTTTTATGGGGAAACTAATTTTGATTTTATCATTTTAGAAAATGCAGATGAAACCGTTTTAGTTCAACGAGAACAATTTTATTTAGATATGTTTAAACCCTATATGCGTGATATAGGCTATAACATTACTCCAACTGCCGGTGGAGGGGATAATTTTACACATAATCCCAATAAAGAACAAATTATTAAAAATATGACTGTTGCAAACAATGTCGGTCATATGCACGGTAAAAAGCATAGTGAAGAGGCTAAAGAAAAGCAAAAAGAACGTGCTGTAGGACGTTATACTTTGGAGTGGTTTGTTGACAAGTATGGAATTGAGAGTGGTACGATTAAGTACAAAGAGAGAAATGAGAAGTTGGCTAATCGTAATATTAATTATAGTTACGATAATGGATTAAAAGGTAAAAAGCGTGGTGCTATGAGTGATGAAATGAAGCGTAAGATTAGTGAACAAAAGAGAAATTTTGCGCTTAGAAAGAATGAATTTATTGATGATTTAAAGAGTGGTAGTTTTAGCAACAACGAATTGAGTGAGAAGTATGGAGTATCATTAACCACAATTAAATTACATAAAAGAAAATATTAGTTTTTTTCGAGATTATATTTATAATATATGTATAAAGATCGCTTATTTGAAAATGTTGGGGGAAATGTATTTAAACTAAATACTCCCAGTGAAAATTTATTAGTTGAATCTATTTTTTTAGATAAATGGAAATCAATTATATCTGATTTAAAAGCTGCAGCTAAAAGTTTTGCAATGAGCCCAGAAGGACAAAATATTGCTAAATCACTGGACGTAAATCCCCAAGACAAACAGAGTATCAATAATTTTATAAATAATATTGGTAACAAACTACCCACAACAAATACTAATATTTCAGAGGGTTCGGATCGTGGGAATATTGGTGATTTAATTATGTTTTTTTTCGATAGAATGCCTGGCAACAGTTATTGGTCTAAAATCACAGGTGCACTTGCTGCTACAACAGGTGCAAATATTCTGGGGACATATCTATATCAATTTTATAAAACAACAGATAGAGATTTTTATAAATTTATGTCGGATAAATTTAACAGCCAATACTTTGATAATCTAACAACGATAAAAAATGCCGAGTTATCAAATGTGGAGATAATAAGACCATATTTATTCCCAATCTTCGCTGTGCTTTCTATGGCTTATATAATACTACTTGCTATTGATCTTTATAAAGATTATAAAGATTCCAATCGTGAAAAACAAGTGGTTCATATAAAAAAAAGTTGGTTAAATAAAAAACGTTAATATATATAATATATGACTAAAAAAGAATTAAAAAAACTAATCAAGGAAGTAATTAACGAAGCTAAATTTGATGATATGCAAATTAACTCTCCTAATGATCTAGATTATAGTGATGCAAAACCGGGCCAAGTTGTTACTGTTCAAGAAATGCAAAGTTCTGTTAATATGCTTAAGAAATTTTTAAAATTGGGTCAGTATGTGCTTCCAAAAAATATGTTAAGTAGTTTTAGAGAATATATTACAGATATTGAAACCGATCTTGCTGAAATAAGTCAATTACAAAGTGCTACACCATTCAACAAATATAAATATTTGGATGCTATTTCTCGTTTCAAAAAAACATATGGTAAAATTATTAAACCATAATAAATTTGAGTAAAACAAACCCTCTATCGAAAGGTAGAGGGGTTTTTCTTGCATTACTCAAAAAATTCGTTGGTAGAATTTACAACAATTTCTTGAACTTCTTCTTTGAAAGATGTACTTTTTAGATATGGCAATGTTTTATGCTTAAGAGATTTAGTTAACTTTTTATTTTCTATCTTGTTACTAATAAACTTGATATAACGATGTTTACCACTTTCTCGTTTACGCCAAAATGTTCTACCAATACGTTCTTTTAGTTTATCTACACTATGTGTCTTCCATCTTGCATATACACTTCTACTATGTATCCAGTCATAATTAGGAGGACCAATTAAACTAACACTATAATTAGGCATTATAGCAATATCTACGTAATTGTCTCCTTGATATAAAAATCCAGTTGCTTGATAGATTGTACCGGCGTGACCAGCTTCACTGTCAGCATAACTGAGTACGCACTTTATTTGTGGGTAATCTTTATTTAATAATCTAAAACTTTCAGCTATACAATAACTTTCTATATTCTTACCATATCCATCTTCTATCCATAGACGTGTTAATTCAAACACATTATCATTAGTTAATAGTGGGCTTATACTCGTACTAGCATTTCTACCTACGGCATTTCCATATACTAATACTCCTATTAGTTTTACATCATAACCACCAAAGAATGTACTCTCTACATAATCTTTATAATAAACTCCATATGCAACGGTACAAAGAGTCCATTTGTGTGTATAGTGATGTTTTTCAATAAGTGTTTTTGCAACATTCTTATTGATGCTTTGTAAATAAATTAATGATGTATCACAATACACTGACATTTTATCATGATACTATTCCTAATAATTTTGTCAATTTATTTTAACGTTTCCACTTCAATTCGACTAATAAATCGTTGATTAAATCTTTTTCATGACTGTCCATTTCTTTATCAAATTTTCTTAAAATATCTTCTAAAGAATATGGAACTTTGTTTTCTTTTTGTTTTTCTTTTAGTTCCTGAATGACATCAACGATCTTAACTAGTGGAGACTTATATTCGTCAACTTGATCTCTAGAAGCAAAATTTGACAATTCAAATGCTTTTGGAGTTAACATTTTAACCATACTCAACAATGTAGATCCAATCATATTGAATATACTGAATGCAGCTCCTGCAGCTGGATTTACCATTGATAATATACGTAACACTAAAAATACTACTGCGAATATAATAATTCCAGTTAAAGCACTAATAAAAAACTTTTTTAATCCCCACATAACCGCATTCAAACCAAACATACCACTCATACTATCCAATGTGGCTTTATTTGCATCTGCTTGTTTAGCTACTTCTTTAGCTTTTTCATTCATGTCCCACATTTGTTCATCATATTGATCTTTTAGTTCTACGTTTTCTTTTTGTAGTTTATTGATCAAAGCGTCTTTTTGAGCCAACATTTCTTCACCACGTTTACGTTCTTCAATTACAGCAGAATTAAGCAAGTCTACCATTTGTTTGACTTTATTTAATTCGTCAATATGTGGAGTACCTACTATAGAAATAACTCGTTCATTTAGATTTTTAGCTGTTTTAACTTCTGTAGGTGGGTTTGTAACAGCGAGTAACGAATGTTGAATACCAGCGGCTAATGTAGCTGTTTGTATTTTTTTGTTCTTTGTATTTTTGTCTAACTCTTCGATTGTAGTATCAACCTTTTTTTCTTCGGCTGCTATTTTGTCTTGGTTAGTAGTGACTTGTTTAGTTGGACCTACAGTTGAACAACTTAAAACAAAGAATGAAAACAATAATGTAATAAATGATAACCTTTTCATATTTATAAATATGATCAAACTTTCTTATTTATTGGAAAATGAACATTTATGTGGTATGGCACTTATTGAAAATACCAATATAAGTGACAATTTGAAATATCATTTAAAAAATAATCTTTCTTTAAGTGAAAATATCTTTAGAACTTATAGTGAGTCATATTTTGAATTATTAGAAGAAGTTCGTTCACTATATTACGAAAATAAGATTGAGTTATGTGATGCTGATGCCGAATTAGTTGAAAGTGATTTGGGTAAGAAAGAATTATTTGAAGGTAGAGAAGTTTATTTAGATGCTCCTATTGAAGAAGAAGAGGATCTTTTAATGGAACTTAAACATAGAGGGCGTACAGTTCATTTAAACAGACCTTTTAGAACTCCGGGTGGTCCTAAAAAGTATGCTGTTTATGTTAAATCAAAAAATGGTAATGTTAAAAAAGTAACATTCGGCGATCCTAATTTAAGAGTAAGAGGACGTAGTGCTGCTAGACGTAAGAGTTTCGCTGCAAGACATAGATGTAGTCAAAAGAAAGATCGTACAACAGCAGGTTATTGGAGTTGTCGTAGTCACCGCATTCGTAGTTTGGGCAACAAAGGTCGTGGTAAATATTGGTAATGAAATTGCCGTTTTCAGAAACTTCACTGGGTAATAATCAGTATATAAGAGAATTTAGTGCTGATGTAGATACTCATGAACTTGAATGGCATATAGATCGTGAAGATAGAACGATTGAAGTTATACAAAACGACGATTGGCATATACAATTAGATAATTGTTTACCAAAATTACTTAAAGAAAATGTTTTTATACCCAAAGAAACATATCATAGGGTTATAAAAGGAAGTGGTAATCTTATTGTTAAAATAACAAAATATAATAATTGAACTGGTTATTATACTTATTTATCTATGTTATCTTACATCATAGATATTTATATTTAATGAATTTGTATAGAAGGATTTATTAAAATATGAGCGTTAATCTTGATTCCGATAGAGTAAGGTGGCCTGGCAGTGGTAGTGCCGTAAATTCTGCTAGTGTTCCTTTTGGTTATTATTTAGGTGAATCAAATTGTTTAACTAGTTCAGGCGAAACCACTTTTGAAAATGATTGTAGTAGTAGTGCGATGTGGGCAGCTAAAAGATTAGGATATCCAATCGTTGATATCGAAATGATTGACGTAAATTTTTATGCTTGTTTCGAAGAATCTGTACTTGAATATAACCGAGTTATTAATGAATTCAATATTGTTAATAACTTAATCAACGTCGAAGGATTGCCTCAAAGTCAATATAAAAATTTAACTGGCTTAGGAGTAAAAGGTTCAGGCCTTCCATTTGTTGTACAACTAAGTAAACAATATGGAGCAGAAGCTCTCGTTGGTGGTGAAGTTGAAGTAAAGAGAAATTATATCAATATTACAGGCAGTGCAACGCCTGCAAATACTACACAAGTATATGATTTAAACGAGTTGATTGGTAAAGATATAGAACATTTAACCAGTTCAAGAATTGAAGTTAAAAGAGTATTTCATTATAGACCACCTGCTATAGCTCGTATATACGATCCATTTAGCATGACCGGTATGAGTTATAGTAACGTTTTACAAGAAATGGGATTTAGTGCATATAGCCCAGCTACACAATTCTTGATGACACCAATCTTTGAAGATTTGGAACGTGTACAAGCTATTGAATTTAACGATATGGTTCGTAAGAGTAGTTATAGTTTTGAAATATTGGGTAATAATAAACTTAGAATATTTCCAATTCCAACCGATAGTTTCAAACTTTATATTGATTACATTGTTGAAAGTGAACGTAACATTACTAATTTTTTCAGTGGTTCTCGTTATGAATATATTAGTGACCCCAGCGATGTTCCATATGAATATTGTACGTATTGTAAAATTAATCAGCCAGGTAAACAATGGATTAAGAAGTATTTCTTGGCTTTATGTAAAGAAACACTAGGTCGTATTCTTCAAAAATATACAACTGTACCAATTCCAGGCGGAGAAGTAACATTAGACGGTGCGGAATTACGTAGTGAAGCTAAGGAAGAAAAAGATACATTGCTTGACAAGTTGAGAGACATGTTAGAAAAAACACTACGTGTAAATCAACTTGAAAATAAAGGTAAAGAAAGCGATGAAATGCAAAAGATGTTAGCTAGAGTTCCATTACACATTTACATTGGGGTTTGGGCGTTTTTATTTATATATATTAATATATGGACGAACATCAATGTAATATCTGTGGTTTAAAATATACGAACATAAGATCTCTAGCAATTCATATAAAATCATCACATAAAATGTGTATGGAAGAATATTATTTAAAGTATATTAATTTAAATAAGAGTGAATGTTTATCATGCAAATCAAAAACAAAATTTATATCACTTAGTGCGGGATATTCAAAGTATTGTAGTATTAAATGCTCAAAAACACATTATTATAGTGATGTAAATAATAGAATTTTTGTGTCTCAAAAAACAAAAATTGCTATGCAGTCTCAAACTGTTAAAGAAAAAATGTCTAAATTTTTTTCGAAAAAGAAGTCAAAAGAAACTTTGAAAAAAATGAGTATTGCTAGTAAAAAAAGATTTGAAGACGATAATTTTAAAAAGAAGATTTATACTGAAGAGAGAAACAAAAAAATATCAATTGCAAAAAAGAAATATTGGAATTTACATACGGAAGAAAAAAAGCGAGTTGGTCAAATATGGAAATTACTGAAGGAAAGAGATGAACATAAATGGAGACAAAATTTATTAAGAGCGTCACAATTAGGATTTAAAAAAATTTTTTCGCCGTTAGGAAATACATCGTTGGAACAAAAATTATACACTCAATTAGAGTTAGAAGATATTAAATACATACCACAGTATGTGTTAGATTACAAAATATTTGATGCATATTTGCCCGAATATAATTTGATAATTGAAATTGATGGAAATTTTTGGCATCCAAAATCAATAGATGAATGTAAATATGAATTTCAAAAAACCTCGTATTTTAATGATTTAGAAAAAGAAAATTTACTAAAACAAAAAGGCATAAGATTGATTAGAATTCGTGAAAATGAATTTCCTGAATCTATTAATAGTATTATAAATCAATAATACTTTATATTTATATAATATATGGCAGCACCCGTAACACCACAATATCCAAAACAAAATCCAGCTTTTCCACAATATTGGACAAACGGTAGAAAGGATATTGGTATTTATGGTACCAATTATTCGCCTGGTAGATATTTTTCTCCAAGAGATATAAACTTGTTAAGTTCAGTTAATGCAGAATTGGTTGGTGATATAATTGAATGTGTGATACAAGTGTTTAAGATTGCATCATATGAAACGGTTACAAACATTTACGGTGAAAGTAGTAGTGATAAAGGAAAAGTATTTTATCCAGGTATAAATTTAAGTTGTTTAATTCAACGTGAAGATATAAATACCGAAAATCAAGGATATGGTCCTGATCGTAAACAAGATATTGTATATCGTTTTAGAGAACGTGATTGTATTATTACAAATTATTTTCCTGAAATTGGTGATTTGGTTCTTTACAATGAAAGATATTATGAAATAGATAATGTAGTACAAGAACAATTCTTGGGTGGTCATCCTGATAAATCTTGGAGTTTGATTGTAAATACTCATTATACAAGACTAAGCAAACTTAACTTAGTAGAAAGACAGATGTAATATGGCTTGGGCACCAAATAATAAAGTTAATCCACCGCCAAATCCGATTGAAAATGCAACTCCTCAATCGGATGTGAAAAAAAATTATAATCGTGCAACGGCGGTACGTCGTGATACTGATAAACATAAAAATGTTACGGTAACACTATTAGATATTGATACGGCTATAATTAATACTTTGGATTATACATTAAGATTACAAGTAAATGATAATGGTGAAACTATAAAAG